GTGTGAAGGTCAAGGTGGGCCTCGTCAACCGCCATGACTACAGCAATCCGAGTTTTGACGAGCAACTAAGAGGGTAAAAATGGCTGTCTTGAAAGACTACTACTGTGATGTTCACGGTATTTTTGAAGCATGGGAACCTAAGTGCCCCATGAAAAACTGCAAGGGTGAACTCAGTGTTGTGTTCCTAAAACCTGTTGGCCTGAAGTCAGACAAGACCAAGCGCACAGACAAGACCGTCAAGCAGCTTGCTATCGACTACGACATGACCGACATTAAGACAACCAGAGAAGGTGAACACCAGACCGGCTACCTCAAACGTCACAACCAATTGTCTGACAAACAGTTTGCAGAAGCAGATGCCGCCCTCAAAGAACAACAAAAACAGCAAGGACCGCGCCCTGGTGACCAAGCAATCTGGGGCGGTGGCGGCAATATCAGCATGAAATCAGTCATGGCAGGCCAATTCAAGCCCGTAAAAGATGAAGTAGTAGGTATAAACCCTAAGTCAGCAGGAAATTTGACTGGTCCCAAAGCCAGCGTTATCATGCAGGACCATGAAAACCTTCAGGTTAGCAAGCCATGAGAATCCCAACTAATCCGATAGAGCGCGAGGATTTCTACCTCGAACTCATTGAGAAGTGTTTGGTTTCTCGTGAACCTCGCAAGGTTGACTACGGCTCTTTGCGTAGTTGGTACTTGTTTGGCAACGGCCCTGATGAAGCGCCTGCCCTGTACAACAAGATTTACCCTCACATTGACCAGCTAACCAGCTTTCTCTACTCAGCAGAGACAACTCGCTTTAGCATCAACCTTGGCGCAAGCGTTCCTAGCCAAGAAAACCACAAGGTTTCGGTGCTAAACCGCGCTCTCAATGACCGCTGGCTAGACACAAACGCAGACCAGAAGTTTTCTCTGGCTACAACTTGGTCACTTTGCTACAACAGCGGGTTCATCAAGCTAGTCATGAAGGGCAAAACCCCTCATCCGCACTACGTAGAGCCTGCTTGTGTGGGCGTTTTGCGGGAAGACATCCCCGGTTTGGACAACCAAGAAGCCTTTGTCCATACCTACTACATCACAAAGTCTGAGCTTTACAGCCAGTTGTGGAGCCATCCACAGCGAGAAGCCATCGTAAAGCGTGTTTCTGCCATGCCTCATGACCGTACCGACATCGCAAACGGTATTGAGCGCATCATCATGAACCAGACAAATCCAACTTTGTATGGCAACGTCAACCTAGATTTGGGTGGGATGAGCCGCTACAAAGCTGAAGTTGCAGAAGAAACCATTGAAATGACTGAGTTGTACGTCTGGAATGACGACATTCAGGACTATCAGGTGGTCACAAAGGCCGATCCAGACGTAATCATCTACGACAGAGCCAACGAAAGCCTGTTCCTCAAAGGTGAAATTCCGTTCGTGCAGATTTGCCCTAACCCGCTGTATGACTACTTCTGGGGAATGTCAGAAGTTCAGCGTCTGGTGTTCCTCCAGCAGCTTCGTAACAAGCGAATGGCAGAAATCCTAGACCTGCTAAGCAAACAGGTCTCGCCACCTACCGCTTTGATCGGATTTACCGGCATTCTGGACGAAAAGAACTTCGCTCTTAACCGTGCTGGTGGCTTGTTGGCATCTGACATGCCCAATGCTAAGGTTGAGAAGCTAGCTCCGCAAATTCCTCCCGATTTATTCCGCGAAATCGGCGAAATAGACAACATGTTTGAAGAAGCCAGTGGCATCGTCAATGTTTTGCAGGGTCGTGGCGAATCAGGCGTGAGGTCGTCAGGTCATGCTTCCCAGCTTGCCCGTCTTGGCTCCAGCCGTGCCAAGAAACGTGCCCTCGTCATTGAAGACTCACTGGAAAAAATGGCGACTTTGTACTTGCGCTGTATGCAAGAGTACGATGACACGCACTACGTTGATGACAACGGTAATCCGTTTATCGCAGCACAATTCACCAACGACTACGTTGTGAAAGTGGACGCTCACTCCAATAGCCCGATCTTCATGGAAGACCTGCGTACTCTGGCTTTTAGCCTATTCAACGCACAGGTTATTGACAAAGAGTCCCTGCTAGACATGGTTGACCCGCCCATGAAGCAGACCCTTAAAGACCGTCTCAAGAAGATGGAAGAGAAGCAAATGATCGAAAAGGCATTGGCTCCTCAACCAGAAGGCAGACCTCAACTTAAACAGGTGGGATGATGGCACAAGCACCCGGAACTTCGACTATGACCGCCCCCAAAGCTGACCAGCCACGGGTGGAAACGCGACAGTTGACCAAAGGCGAAGCAAGTCCTAACTTGACAATGCGTCAAACTGGGTTTAAAACCTACACTGGGCGTAGTCAACGTGACTACAACCGTCGATAAGGAGCCATCATGTACGGACGTAAGATGAAACGTAGTCGCAAGACTCGTCGTTAAAAAACTGTCTGCAAAGGGCTGACATAAAATGCCCTTTACAGATTTTCAGGAGTAGTTATGAGTGTGCCAGCAGACAAGTTGATGGAGTTGATGCGGGGAACCCGTTCCGCAGGTGCTGCAATGCCTGCACAGACCCCTGCTGTCGGTGAGCCTGGAGCGCCGCTGTCTCCTGCTGATAACGAAATCCCTCCCATTGCCGCGCCCATGTCTACCCCCGAACCCAAGATGGGCAGTCGGGAAGCCGCGATGATTAACATCAGCATGGCTATGGACTTGCTGGAACAATCTCTTCCCGCTCTCGGCCCTGAGTCGGCAGAGGCGCAGAAGGCAATGACTGCCATCCGCTCCCTCACAGAAGTACTTGGCCCACGTAAAGGTCAGGTCAACGAACTACAGCAGTCTGAAATTCTTCAGATGCTGCAATCTCTCCCTCAAGCCGGTGGTGCAACGCCTGAAGGGAAAGCTCTAGCACAAGCACCCGTCCCCGGTATGCCCCCGCCTGCTGGCGGTATGCCGCAACCCACCCAAATGTAAGGAGTCCAAGATGGAACTTTTTAAACCCCGTGGCAACGCCGCTCCGCGCCGTCCCACTGACAACAACCAGCAAAACGGTGTTGTCACCAACACCCCCCGTTACTCTGAACTCGGCGGTCTGACTGGCCCGAACAAGGTTGGCAAGTCCAGCATGGCAGTCAAGAAGCCTGGGGATGGCAAGCGGGTCATCTAATTTAAGCAAGAGGGTAAATCATGTCACTAGAAAATCTTTCTCCAGAAGCACGAGACGAGTTGGCTGCACTGGCTCAGCGCCTTGCAGACAACCCCGAAACTCGTAAAGACTTCCTTCGCATGACGAAGCGAGTCAATCCTGACCTTCCTATTCCCGAGCTTGATATCGAAGACAAGACGAACTCTGCTTTGAATCAGATGCGGAAGGAAAACGAATCTATCCGAGCAAAGCTCCAAGCTAAAGAGGCGCAGGAGATGCTGGATAAACGTCGTCAGTCTCTGGTGAAAAAAGGTCTAGTTGATAGTGAAGACGAGATTGATGCTGTAGAGAAACTCATGTTGGAAAAAAAAATCGCCGACCATGAGACTGCGGCACAGTATCACCAGTGGATGAAGCAAGCAGCAGTTCCGACTCCTTCCGGCTATCAACCTTCAGCCGTCAAATCTTTTGACCTGAACAAGTTCTGGAAGAACCCCGGTGTTGCCGCTCGTGAAGAAGCGGTGAAAGCACTCAATGAGCTGCGTAAACCTATGCGGCCTATTGGTTTGTAAAAGAGGGTATTTTTCATAGGAGAGAACCATGCCTATTGGTGGCGGTATTCTTCCAGCAACAGGGTCGAGTCAATTCAACGAGTTGACTTACGTCACTCGGCGTGCGTTTATCCCTAAGCTGGTTGTTCAACTTTACAACTCGACTCCGCTGATGGCGGCTCTGATTGCTAACAGTCAGCAAGCTAGCGGTGGTGTGTCGTCCGTGACTGTGCCCGTCCAGGGCGCTCAGTTCGTGAACGCACAATGGTCAGACTACAGCGGCTCGTTCGCTCAACCGTCTGTCCAGCAGGGCGCTTACAACGCTGAGTATGACCTCAAGCTGATGATTTCTCCTGTGCCGTTCCTCGGCATGGAGGGCGCAGTTCAGCAAGACGCTGCCATCATTCCTTTGATCGAGGCTCGCATGAACGATGCGACCAACGTCATGATGGATGCAATGGCTACGGCCCTGTACAACAACTCGACTAACACGCAGCAGTTCATCGGTTTGCCTGCTTCTGTGAGCGCCTCTGGCACTTACGGAAACATTGACCGCTCGACTTATAGCTGGTGGCGGTCAAAAGCGTACTCGGCAGGTTCCGTCAACCCGACTCGTCAGAACATCCTGCAATACATCTCCGGTACTGTGAAAAACGGTGCTGAGATGCCTTCGTTTGGTGTCTGCGGTTTTGGTACTTGGACTCTGCTGGCTCAAGACTTTGTTGGTCAAGAGCAGTACGTCATCACCCCTGGCTCCGGCTTTGATGGTGACCCCAACGGCCCACAGGCTGCATTCCGCGCCCTGATGGTTGCTGGTGTGCCTATCTATCCTGACCCGTACTGCCCAGAAGGTACGGTGTACTTCCTGAACACCAACTACCTGTCGCTCTACATCCATGAGCAGGGTTCGTTCGTGTTCACGGGCTTTGAGTCCACCCTCCCGAACTGGCAAATCGGTTATGTTGGCGCTGTTCTGATGATTGCAGAACTCGTTAACGTCAAACCGAAATCCATGTCTGTGGTCAGCGGCTACAACTACCTCTCGCTGTAAGGAGTAGAAAATGTCTCTGTCTACAAACAAAATCATCCTGTCGAACGCAACTACCAACACGGCTGGTGCGTATTTCCTGACTACC